CTGGATAGTAAGGACCATGAGGTTTCTTTGCTTCCTCTCTAATATACTTAGTCTCAAATGTTGTTAGAGACATCCACGTTGCAAGTTTCATAACAATGAATATAATCACAATCGGCATAAAACAAAGTAAAAGAATAACTGATGTCATAATACTTGCATAACTCCCACTATTTCTGGAAACTTTTGTGTAAGATGTCTTTCAATACCCATTCGTAAAGTTTGAGCACTCATCGCACAGGACTCACAAGCACCACTCAATCTTACTTTTGCTATTGCTGCTTCCTCCCCCTCTTTTACTCCATAATACATCCTTACATTTTCTTCTAAGTTATAATCTAATTCTATAAATTCAAGATACCCACCGTCTGATTCAATGTAAGGACGTATATCATCTAGAGATTTATTAACTTCGACTGGATCTAACATTACAATTCACCTCTCCAAATAATATCAGAACCTACTGGTGCTGAAGAACGTGTTGCAATATTTAATGCAATATTACTAAAGAACCAGAAAAAATTAACGATCCAAGTTTGTTGCCAACAAAATTTACGATTAGTAGTTACAATCAAAATATTTAATTCATCCCCTTGTCTTCTTACAAACTGTTCAAGTGTAAGTGCAATTACAAATCCAATTGCAAAAATAAAGAAACAAAAATTAAAAAATTGAGAACTAACAAGAAAAAAATATGCCATCAATAATAATCCCACATGTAAGAACGATCTCCATACTCATCAGTTTTCCATAAATCTCCATCTTTGTCAACAAAGGTATCCTCACCAAACCCATCAGATATAAAACCAAATGGTGCCATATCCTGTTCGATTTGATTTTTTTGCTCCTCATATATTCTTTTTCTTACATCATTATCAGTCATCTCCTTAAAGTAATCTTGTGCAACTAACCACGAGAATATAACGAGACACATTGCAAGGTCATCATTACATCCTTCTTCTGCCTCAAATGAATTATGTTTTTGAGCAAAAGTCGTAAGTTCAGATATAATATCATAATCACATACAAGTATTTTATCGTCCTCAAGTAATGTCTTGAGATTAGAACATCCTAATTTTTTAACTGCTGCTGTAGTTCTGACCCCTAGTTGTGATCTCTTACCACTAAACCCTGCACCAACAACCTGTCCATTACGTCCACGTTGTGAGCACATTAATAAATTCTCATACTCTAAATCATAATTCAAAATCGATGCTACCTGATCTCCAATATCATTTACCTCCACTAAAACAAATGCCTTATTATATGCTATTGCAATATCATGAATAACATTTGGAAATAGCATTGGTTTGATTTCATTATTACGATATTTACCTACGACCTTATAAGGGAACTCTGTAATGTCAAATACGAGAAAAGCGGAATAATCATTACCAAGTCCACGAGCAACATCGACTGTGATTAGATAATTATGATCTTTTCTTGGTGCTTCATATATGTCAAGACCTGCATTTTTTTGTATCGGGTCATTAAATACAAGAGTTTTTAATTTTGCTGGATTAATTAGTGTGTTAACAGATCCTAGAAACTCACACTCAAACTCAACCTTGAATTGTTGTTCTGATGTGTTTGCAATCGTTTGTTCCTTCCAGACTTGATCACGACCTGGCACTTCAGACCAGTGAACTTCAGTTGGAACATATTCATTTTTCTTTCTTTCAGCATCATGCCACATACGGTAGAAATGATTCATACCTCGTGGTGTAGATACAATAATTACCTTTGTTTTCTGACCAGAAGAGATAGTAGGATAAACAGAGGCAAAGAAGTCATCAGCAATGTGATTCGGGATGAAAGCGAACTCGTCGAGAAAGATGACATTATAGGAACCGCCTCGGACAGCAGATGAAGACGTAGAGTTTGCAGAAATTTTTGATCCATTTTCGATCTCCAGTGATCCTTTATTCCAAGATATGATACCTTGTTGCATCCATCTTGGCAAGTTTTCGTATGCTAATTGTAATCTACCTAATAGATCACGGGCAGTAGATGCCTTGTTTGCAAGTATAGCAATATTAACATTATCATTAAATATTGCATAATGTAGAAGGTATGATACAACTGTTGTCGATTTACCTGTCTGCCGAGGCATCTTGCATATGTTAAAACGGTGCTCATGGAAATTCTCGATAAGTTTTTTCTGGAAAGGATATTGCCGAAAAGGAACTAATCCTTCATCAAGAGATACAATCTTAATATAGTTATTTGCAAAATAAACAGGATCATCTTTACACTTCAAGAACTCTTGAATATTCTCTTTTGTAAATTCAATCGGTGTATTTGCTTTTTTTAGATTTGGATTACCAAGATAGACTTCACTCATTTTTTGTCTGAACTACCTCCCCAAGATTTTTCTATTTGTCTTCTTGAATATGGATCTGTCTGTTTTGATAACCTATCTTTTCTTAATTTATCATACCCTGCTTGTTTTCTAGATTCATCTGATAATTTTCCACCAACTTTTTCAACACTTTTGGGTTGAATATTTTTGGTTGCCACTGTATATTCTTTTCCTGCCATTTTTGCTACCCTCATATCTTTTTTAGGAACACCGACTTTCATAATAACAGGTTCAACTTTTTTTCGCAAACCTATTCTTCTAAAAAATCCTTTATTTTTTAAGTCAGCAGTTTTTCTAGCATAAGTTTCAGCATCAAATTTATCAGTTGTTACGTAAGCTCTACCACGTTCATAATAAGGTCGTTTGAAAGTTTTATCACCAGTTTGCTTTGCATATTTTTCCCAATCATTGATTGTTTTTTGCATACCTCTTGACCCAACTTCTGAGGTTCTAGATGATAATCCTCTTAGTTGTGCTCTTTTTGCAATGTCGCTTGATGTTCCATGATAAAGATTTCTAGTCTTACCAGTTAATCCTCTTAGACCAGTTGTGGTTTGTGCTTTAAATTTTGGACCAATACCCATACGTCTAGTCACAGCAAAAACTGATTTTTTTGCAACATTTTTAGCAGGTTTTAATGATTTTACTACCTTTGGTAAAACTTTACCAATAACTTTCGCACCAGCAGTCATTATACCTTCATCAAGTTCTCTTGCTGCATTAGCTTCTATAATAAACTGTTTGTACGTTTTCATTTGTCTCCTTTTTTAAACATTCTTTCTGCTTTTTTTCTAGCCTTTTCTAGTTGTCTAGCAATTTTTTTATCCCCTATATCAATCATCATATCTCCTATTTTTGTTCTCGCAGCTTCAACATCTGGCGGATATATACTTTTCAATTTAACTGCTAATTTGCTATACTTGTCGGGTGTATCCTTTGGTATAAAATTAGGAAACTTATCACTTATTCCCCGTCTTTTTGAATGTTGAAATTGTCTAATTTTAGTGGCACCACCTTGATTTACTATCTTAGGAAGAAATCTTTTATTTCTAACTGCCTTGATTACATCGTCACCATAAACTTTTAGTAACTTGTCAACTCTTGCTTCTTGTATAAATTGTTTAAAAGTTTTCATTAGCAGTTCCAGCGTCTAAGTGCCTTATTAATTCTTGAATCAGGATCTCTTGCAGTCTTTGCAGATGTAAGTCTTTTCTTCATACCTTTCATTCTTCTACAGAATGATAGTCTCCTCTTTGCAGACTTGGATCCCTTCTTTAATTTTTTAGGATCTTTTGTCACCGCAGTTTGTAATTTAGAACCAGGATTTTCACGACGATATGCCTTAACTGCCTTTTTACTTAAACCATCTGTCTTATCTTTACGATTGACTTTCTGCCAATCTTCATCTAACTCATTTCTCCAATTTGATGATGATGGTTTGAGTGGTTGTGGTTTGATGATATCAACTGACTCTACCTCAGTGTATTTGATGTCATCTTTTTTCCAATCTTGAATAATTAGATCACTTTCAACAACACTTTTATCCATATCATAAGATGAATTTAATTTTTTGCGAGTATTTTGATTTACTTGCATAGCTGCAGTTTTTAATCTAAAAGCATCAGTTCCTGGTGTTTCTTGATTTATTTTATCTGATAGTTTTGCTAAATTTTTATTTGCTGTTGCTTTATCAGAATCTGTCATTAAACTGTTCTTTGCTACGATATTACTACCATAATCCTTTGTAAATTTACCTATGTTTGGTACAAGACCACCAGCATCCATTTCTAATTTAGCACCACCCATTTTACCTAAATTATTAATTCCCTTTGCATTAAATGATTTAACAGTTCCTGCATCTTTTATTTCCATACTTTGGAATTTACCACCTGGACCAGTGGTTGTAGTTGTGGTTGTCGCTCTTGTGTTTCCTGCATCTTCAATTTGTTTTTGTGCTGCTAACCTTTGAGAAACATTTTGATTATTTTTAAATTGATTGTTTTTTGCTAATTGTTGAGATTGAGCACCCAACGCTTCGTTCATATTCTTCTTCTTTTTCTTTTTCTTCTTCTTTTTATCCATAACAATTTTAGTTGCGATTGCATAC